CAAAGGTGATGGACCCGATACTGTGGCTAACTATGTTCTTTTGCGTCGTGGTAAACGTCATGATTATTTTACTTCTGCTCTTCCTTGGCCTCAAAAAGGTACTGCAGTAAGTTTACCTCTTGGTACTAGTGCACCTGTTAATCGTGTTTCTTCTAGTGATTCGTATGTTACTTTATATGATAAAGGAACAAATAATGCTCGTGGTTTAGTTACATTAACAACTAATGGATCGGGTTATTTAAAATCTGATGCTGGTTCACCAACATATTTGACTATTGATCCTGGTACTTCTTTATATGCTGATTTGTCGACTGCGACAGCTGCTACGATTAACCAATTACGTCAGTCATTTCAGATACAAAAACTTTTGGAAAGGGATGCCCGTGGAGGTACTCGTTATACTGAAATTATTAGGGCTCATTTTGGTGTTATTAGTCCAGATGCTAGGTTGCAGCGTCCTGAGTATCTTGGTGGTGGTTCCACTCCTATTAATATTAATCCTATTGCCCAGACGTCTGCGACCAACATTTCTGGTGGATCTACTGTGTTGGGCAATTTGGCAGCCATGGGAACAGCTCTGGCGAACAAACATGGATTTACGCAGAGTTTTACGGAGCATGGGGTTATTCTTGGATTAGTATCTGTTCGTGCTGATTTAACTTATCAGCAAGGTTTAGAACGTATGTGGTCGCGTTCTACACGTTATGATTTTTATTTTCCTGCATTTGCTACTCTTGGAGAACAAGCTGTTCTTAATAAAGAGATTTATGTTACTGGTGATACGACTGATACTAGTGTGTTTGGTTATCAGGAGCGTTGGGCTGAGTATCGTTATAAGCCCAGTAAAATTACTGGTTTATTTAGATCGACTAGTTCTGGTACGATTGATGCATGGCATTTGGCACAGAAGTTTACGTCTTTGCCAACTCTTAATTCAACATTTATTCAGGATACACCACCGGTTTCTCGTGTGGTTGCAGTTGGTTCTGGTGCGAATGGTCAACAATTCTTGTTTGATTCTTTCTTTAACATTAAGAAAGCTCGTCCGATGCCAATGTACTCTGTACCTGGTTTAATTGATCATTTCTAATATGGGTTTATTTGATGGTGTTGCTGCAGCGTTAACGGGAGGTATTACCTCCCTTGCTGGCGGTCTTTTGACTAATAAAGCGCAAATGGATCAAGCGCAAAGTGCTATGAATTTTTCTGCTGCACAAACTCAACAACAGATGGATTTTCAGGAGCGTATGAGAGCGACGCAGTACCAAACTGCTGTTAAAGATATTATTGCTGCTGGCCTTAATCCTATGCTAGCCTATTCACAAGGCGGCGCAGGCACACCGTCTGGCGGAGCCGCAGTTGGTCAACAAGCTACCTTGCGAAACCCTTCAGAAGGGTTAGCAAGCAGCGCTTCAATGATAGCTAATATTAAGGCAGATTTAGATAAGAAAGAGGCTGAAACTGTCGAGTCTATAAGTCGTACAGGTGTTAATGATGAGCAAAGAAAGTTGATTTCTGCTCAAACTTATTTGGCGATATTAGAGGCGCCAAATGTAAGTCAGAAATTAAAAAATTTAATTTCTGAAGAACTTCTTAATCAAGCAAGGACTACTGCGACTTCTGCGCAGGAAACCGCAACTCGGTTAGATACTATGATACGAACTTTAGGAGATTTACCTGAAGCTAAAGTACGTGGAAAATATGCCGAAACTGCTGGCATTATTTCTCCTATGTTAAAAGACATAGGTCAAGCTACTAGCAGTGCTGCTTCTGGTGCAGCTGCTATTAGAGGAGTTTCAAATCCTTTTAGGATTGAAACGCAACAACCACAACCCCCTAAATTTAGGAGATAAAAAAATGGGTAAAGTTCAGATGCCATTTTTACGTACACCGTATAACTACGATACGATGGCCATTTCAAATGAAACTGGCCTTAAATGCGAGGATGAATCTCTCGCTCAACAAAACTTTAGAGATGAATGCGACATTAATAATATTATGGAGCGTTTTGGTGTTACTGGAGAATTACCTAATTCTCCTTTACCACCCCAGTATGGTGATTTTTCTGGGGTGTTAGATTATCATTCTGCGTTAAACGCAGTATTAGCGGCGCAAGACGCTTTTAATGATTTACCCGCTATGGTTCGTTCTAGATTTGAGAACGATCCTAATCAATTAATTCGGTTTTTGGAGGATCCAAACAACCGTGATGAGGCCGTCAAATTAGGCCTTATTAATAAAGAACCTCAGTCTGAGGTGCCTGAACCACCTCAGTCTGCCAGTGTTACGTCGGACACTGGAGCACAGTGACTTACTTGATGTAACTGTGCTAGGTGACACCGATTAAGCCCAATGAACCACAAATAAGGAGAATTTATGCGCCCTTTATCAAGAAAACCTGTTAATAAAATGCGTTCTGCTAAACGTTTTAAAACACATGTTAAGCGTACGAAAGCGGCTAACATGAATATTAACCCTATGCGAGGCGGTTGGAGGCTTTAATTGCCTTGTTTTAAGCCTTTACCGGCTTACCGGTGTTCAGACGGATCAGTGGTTTTTAGTGAATTAAGACGGTTTGACACAGTACAAACCCTTAGTATTCCGTGTGGTCAATGTGTAGGCTGTCGGTTAGAACGTTCTCGCCAATGGGCGATGCGTTGTTTGCATGAGGCATCGTTATATAAGCAAAATTGCTTTATAACGTTGACTTATGCGGATGAGCATTTGCCAAGCGATTTGAGTTTGCATTATGCGGATTTTCAGAAGTTTATGAAACGATTAAGAAAGCGTTTTAAAGATAAAACTATTCGTTTTTATATGGCAGGAGAGTATGGAGAAAATTTTGGTAGACCTCATTTCCATGCATGTATCTTCAACTTGGATTTTTCGGATAAAAAGTTATGGAAAAAAACAGGATCTGGTTGTCGAATTTATAGATCCGAAATCCTTGAAGCTTTATGGCCTTTTGGTTATTCCTCAATTGGAGATGTAAATTTTCAGTCTGCTGCTTATGTTGCTAGATATATTATGAAAAAGGTTACTGGAGATGGTGCGGAGCAGCATTATTCTATGATTGATATTAATTCGGGCGAAATTATTAAAAGGACTCCCGAATTTAATAAGATGTCTTTAAAGCCTGGTATAGGTTATGAATGGTATAAAAAGTATAAGAGTGATGTATATCCTCATGATTATGTAGTTATTAATGGTAAACAAGTAAAACCTCCGAAGTTTTACGATAAAAAGTTAAAAAGTGATTTTCCATTTGAATGGGATGAGGTAGAATTTAAAAGGTATAGTCAAGCAAAAGCTAATTTTGCTGATAATACGGATGAACGATTATTAGTAAAAGAAACTATTGCTAAAGCTCGTTTATCTATGTTAAAACGTGAACTTGTATAGGGAGTTTTGATGCGTTTAATTATGTGTGCTGTTCGTGATCGTGCTGCTGATGCTTATGCTCGGCCTATGTTTGTACCGAGTGTTGGTATCGCTATTCGTAGTTTTTCAGATGAAGTTAACCGTGTAGCTGAAGATAATCCTATGAATAAGCATTCAGATGATTTTGATTTGTTTGAACTTGGCGAGTATGATGATGAAACGGCTAAATTTATTATTTTGGATGTACCTAAACAACTTGCAATTGGTAAGCAAGTTAAAGTAGAGTAATTAATAAACCTCCCCTTTGGGTGTAAAAAGGGGAGGAGATCTTGGGAGGAGATATGCACCGTAATAAGTCAGTTAATGTTCATCAGTTTGCTATGATTCCTAAGGCCGATATTCCTCGGTCTACGTTTGATCAACAAACTACTCATAAGACTACGTTTGACGCTGGTTATTTGATACCTGTTTATGTTGATGAAGTATTGCCTGGCGATACGTTTAAGCTAAATATGACGGCTTTTGTTCGTTTAGCTACTCCGCTATATCCAATAATGGATAATATGTATTTAGATTCTTTCTTCTTTTTTGTTCCTAATCGTTTGATTTGGAACAATTGGCAGAAGTTTATGGGAGAGCAGACCAACCCGGGTGATTCGATTTCTTATGTTGTTCCACAACAAGTTTCACCCAGTGGTGGATATGCAGTTGGCTCATTACAAGATTATATGGGTTTACCCACTGTTGGTCAGGTAACTGTTGGCAAGACTGTTTCTCATTGTGCATTTTGGCCTCGTGCATATAATTTAATTTGGAATGAATGGTTTAGAGATCAGAATTTACAAAATAGTGCTACGGTTGA